ATGTTATATAATGTGTGAGACATGTGATTCAGATGAATTACATTTATGTGGAAGTTAGGTTGGTGGTATAGTCCGATCTGCACGTATAGATAAAGGTGCAGTTAACAACTATGTGAATAGTATAGAACGATTAAAATTTAAAGGTGCTGATATTTCACCTCAACAATCAGATTTTAAAGATAGTACAAATCCATATACAGATGCAGATATTGTCATGGGTATAATGAATGCATATAAAATGGATATGGAATCTTGCTTAGGTTACAATATTAATGGTTCTGGCACTTATGTACTTAGAGATAGGTTTAGGTTGCTTAAAATCGTTAAAAACAGGCTTAGTAGGGATAATATATCTATAGGTCTATTGTTTCAAGCAGAATCTGGTTATTTTGAGGAATTACCATTAGCAAAAGAATTAACACAAGAATATATATCAAAAATTAACAATTTAATTAACAACAGATAGATGAGTGAAGTAGAATTAGTATTACCAGTAAAAAAGGTAGCTATTAGTAGAACTAATCCTAAAAGATTAATAATTTATAGTAAACCAAAAGTAGGTAAAACTACAGCTTTGGCAGGACTAGAAAATTGTCTTCTTTTAGATTTAGAGAGTGGTTCTGATTATGTAGAAGCAATGAAAGTTAAAATTACAAGTTTAGCTGATTTGCGTAAAATAGGAACCAAAATTATAGAAGCAGGCAGACCATATGAATATATTGCAGTAGATACAGTTACTGCACTAGAAGATATGGTTAAACCACTTGCTCTTAAACTTTACCAAGCAACTCCTATGGGGAAAATGTTTGATGGTGACATCTTAACATTACCTAATGGTGCTGGGTATGGTTATTTAAGATCAGCTTTTTTCAGTGTATTAGATTACATTGATACATTAGCTGATAATATTATCCTTTTAGGTCATTTAAAAGATAGACAAATTGAAATCAAAGGTAAAGAAGTAGTAGCAGCAGATGTTGATTTGACAGGTAAGATAAAATCTCTTATTTGTGCAAATGCAGATGCTATAGCTTATATGACTAGAGAGGACAATCAAACTGTTTTGAATTTCCAAACAAGTGATAATATTATATGTGGTGCACGTCCTAAGCACCTTAGCAATCAACAAATTGTACTTAGTGAAGTACAAGAAGATGGTACTGTTAAAACAAACTGGGATAAAATTTATATAAAATAATAATTAAAACAAAAAAGAAGTATGGGATTTAGTGCGGAAGAAGTGAAGGTAGGAAATGGTAGCAAATACCAATCAGCAGGAGTGAGTGAGAAAGTGTCAATTAGTGAAGTTATATTGAATCATAATGAACAGTATAATACTAAAAGCATTACGCTAAAAACAATCAATGAAAATAAACAAGAAGGTCAGTCAAAACGATTATCTTTGACTACAGATATCAAACCAGGTAATCAAACATCTGGTTGGTTAGTTAGTGCAAAATCATTGTTGAATATTTTAATGTCAACAGGTAAATCTAGAGAAGAAGCTAATGAGGTTTTGAAAGCAAGTGATGAAAAAGAACTTGTTAAAAAATTAACATCAGCTTTGGTTGGTAAAGAATTTAGAGGTTTGTTCTCTTCACGAGAATATCAACCAGATAAATTTGCTATTGAATTATATACTACAGAAGCAGTAGGTGGGACTCGACTAGTTTGGGATCCAAATAATCAATATTACGTTAAGCGTTTACCTAAAGCTACATTAGGAGAAATGGGAGCAACAGCTGCGCCATCAGGTGCAAATGACTTACCATTTTAATTTAAGTTAAATTAGAAAAATCAAGGTGCTAATCTATTAAAGGTTAGCACCTTTTACATTTATAAAATGTTTAGCGCAGATGAAATAAAAGAAGATGTTGATGTTAAAGTAATTTTTAGTAAAATATCTGATTTTGATATATTTAAAAGATATTGTACTAACTTTGAAGAAATAAACAAAAGTTTTAAATCAGAATTTTATAATGATAATACAGCTAGCTGTAGGATATACCAATCCAAAGATAATGTGTTATCATATAAAGATTTTGGTACAGATGATTATTGTAGTTCAATATACTATGTTGTAAAAAAGTATAATTGCACATACAAAGAAGCATTAAATATAATTGCAACAGATTTTGGAATAATAAATTCTAATAGTAAAGTATCACCTAGTTTTATACTTGGTGAATATAAACCTAAAATATTATCAGTAATTGATAAATCTTATATAACTATAGTTCCTAGGAATTGGACATTGTATGATTATAACTACTGGGTTAAGAAATATGGTATATCATTAGAATGGTTAGAATCTTATGAAATTACACCTTGTGAATATGTATATTTACACAAGCATAACAGTAAAATAGCTTTTCCATACAGTAATCAAAATCCTATATATGCTTATAAGATTAATGATGAAAATGGTAAAATTGGTTATAAAATATATAGACCTTATGAAAAAGATAAGCGATATAAGTGGATGAGTGATACTACATCTGATATGATTCAAGGGTATAACCAATTGCCTAAAACAGACGATTTATTAATTATAACAAAATCACTTAAAGATGTGATTTGCTGTAGGTTATGTGGTTATAGTGCTATTTCTTTGCAAGCCGAAGGAATAAAACTTGAAAAAAATGTCGCTGATAAGTTGGAAATTAGATTTAAAAAGATTATATTACTTTACGATAATGATGTAAAAGGATATGAATCTGCCAAAAAGATAACTAAAGAATATGGGTTTAAATCAATTATAATACCACTTAATACTGGTTGTAAGGATTTATCTGAACTTATAGAGAAAAGTGGCTTAGAAGTTGCAAAAACAACCTTAAATGGGCTATTATTTGAATAATTAAAACAAGATTATAAAACAAATGAAAATATGGCATTTTAGTGATACACATACATATCATGGATTATTAAATGTTCCAGAAGATATAGATATTGCAATATTCAGTGGAGATTGCAGTAACCCAAGAGATATATACACTAATGAACAGCAAGTATTAAATTTTTTATGTTGGTATGGAATGAATGTTAAAGCCAAACATAGGATATTTGTTGCTGGAAATCATGATACATCAATTGAACGTAAGTTAGTTAATAGAGATAAATTTAAAGAACATAGAGTTACATATTTAGAAAATGAATCTGTTGAAATTGAAGGTTTAAAAATATGGGGAAGTCCTATTACTCCAACTTTTGGTATTGGGTGGTCTTTTAATAAAAAAAGAGATAAACTACATGATTTATGGCAAACAATACCAGATAATACTGATATAATAATATCTCACGGACCTCCAAAAGGTTGTTTAGATTTATCATTTGATCAAACTGGAAAACTTGAATTTTGTGGTTGTGAGGCTTTAAGAAAAAGATGTTTACAAATAAATCCTAAATTAGTATGTTTTGGGCACATTCATTCAATGGAAGGTGCTACAAATGCTGGTTTTATGAAATTAGGTATTGGAGATACATTATACAGTAATGGTAGTGTTGTATTAGATGGAAAGTTTGGTAAAGTGTATACACATGGTAATATATTTGAAATATGACACAATTAACTAAAGGTAAAGAATTAGATAATCATGTATTAAAACTATGTGATGAACTTAAAGAAAGAAATATTAAAGCCATATGGGAGTTTAATAACGGAAATGTAAAAATAAATATGAATAAAAATAAACCAAAACATCCAGTAGATTCTGAAGGATTTCCACTGAATGATAGTATGGGCGGGTAAATATGAGCAAGTTAAAACTAGGATTTGACATAGATGGAGATTATTCTTGGAATAATCAAATGTACAGAAGTTTAATAAAAGATATGTTAAATAATTCTGATCAAATTGATCTTTATTTAATAACAAAAAATACTGATATTACATATGTAGCATCAATTCAGACTGAATTAGATATGGATATTACTAAAGTATTTCAAGTTGCTGATGATAATGCTGTAGAAGCTTTATTATCAAGTCTTAATATAAATATTTATTTAAGCACTGATGCAGTATTGATTAGACAAATAAATTTAAATATACCTTTTATTGATAATGATGGTATTATAACAGGGTGTGAGGCAATATTAGTATCTAGTTTACCAGATAGCTATAAAGCACAACCTAAATATATTACTATATTACAATTTTGGATAGGTCAATTTAATAAAACACAAACAAGTGAGGAGAGCTGTTAAAAAAGCAAAAGTATGGGGAGTTGGTGATAAATCAAATGTTAAAGTAAAAAATGCTACCAGAATTGAAGTAGATGGTATTAAATTTAGAAGTAAGTTAGAACACAAAGCTTATGTTAGATTAAAAGAAGAAGGTTTTAATTTTGAATATGAACCTGAATCCTATGAAATAATAGAAAGATTTGAATGGAATGGAGAAAAGGTTAGACCTATTACTATAAAACCAGATTTTGTAGATTATAATTTAAAAATTATAATGGAAATTAAAGGTTTTGCAAATGATAGCTGGCCTTTAAGATTAAAATTGTTTAAAAGACATCTCTATTTAACTAAATCTAAGTTTAGTATTTATATTGTTAAAAACTTAAAAGAATTAGAATTATTTAT